CTCTTGGCCTGGATAATTTTTTCGAATTGTGTACTTATAACGTTGTCAATATCACTATCTGTGATAAAATCAAATGTAAAACTAGGGAGTAATGACTCTCTGTAAATTATACCGTCTTCTGCAAAAATGTTTGTGCTCGAATATTTTCCTGTAGTATCTCTAACATCTAAATATCTACTTACACCACTACTTGTGCGGTTAACTGCCTTGCTCTTTACTACACTATTAAAACTAGTAAATGGTAAAATTTGATAATCTTCACCAGTTACCATACGGTCTTGCGTATAGTATTGCTGTTGAGCTCTTGCTTTGATATCGTTTAGGTTTTCTCTAGCAATAGCATTAGCAACTGTTTGTTTCAAACTCATGTTAAGAGTTAGTGTTTCAACCTGTGCACTGTGACTTAAATAGGGCAATGTAATTGTTACATTGTTCATGTCTTGTGGACTAATTTTATATGTGAAACCGTTACCTGTTCTAAAGTAACATCTATAGTTGCCTTGCGGAATATCGCTGAATACGCCATCGCCAAAAACAAGGCTTATTCTGTCGCCTGCGCGGCTTTGCACATTGTACAAACTCTTGATGTTTTTACTTAAACTATTAAAGATAACATTGTTACCACTAATAGCAGGAACTTTTGTCCACAGTGTTTGCTCATTGCCATTGCTGTCTAGTTCATACAACCAAATGTCATTATTGTCAACACCAGCAACGTCTATTTCTACTACACGATTAGGCAGCGCTTCATCAATAGTAAAGTCTACTGTCTGCAAGTTGCCTTGCTTGAAGTAAAAGAAGTAACCAGTATTGTTACTGCTGAAACCACGTGCATCGTTTTTGTAAATTGTGTTGAGTGTGCTGCCTGGCTTTGGCGGAACTTCATACAAAAAGTCTGTTCCACTATAAGTTCCGTTGACAATTTCAAAGTTAAATGTCTGACCGCCTACTGTGTTGGAATAATCAAAAATACCCACTGTATTGGGTATAGTGCTTAAATTATATTCTTCAATTTTGATGCCACCCACTGTAGTTCTCAAACTAGGCGCACCAAAACGCTGTGTCTTCACAGTTGCGCTGTTCATTACAGTTGTAAACTGCTCTAGGAAGTCTGGGTTTGTTTCGTCTGCCCAAAAAATTTCTGTATTAGCAAGGTTATTGCCATTACTGTCAAATATGTTTTCTGTTGTTTGTACGCTGTCTACTTTTAACATGCCACGAGCAATTTGTGCACGTTTAGGTGTGTAGTTAAGCATTCTAGCAAGGCGGAGAATACTATCTCTACGCTCTGCTGTTTCTAAAAAGTTTTCTCTAGCGTTTAGGTCGGATCTAAAGCTAAGGCTTTGTGCAATATATGCAATAAGATCAATGAGCGCAACATACTCTGAGCTTTCAATAAAGTCGTTAAAATCTTCAGGGTAGAACTCTCTGAGATAATCCACCATTGCTTTACGGATAGTCTGAAAGTCATAGCTCTGAAAGTCTATTTCCTTAAAACTTTCATAGACCTTTGTCCAGTCTTCTGTAGCAAATAAGTTACTTGATCGTGTTGTATGCGCCATAACTTTAAACCTTTTTAGTATTTATGAGTTATTTTATATGGGCATATTAAGTAACAGTACCATCTTGTCTGTTAAAATTAATAAGTAGGTTCTCTACTTGATTTGTTTTTACATACAATAACTCTACTTGACACTGTATTCCATGCTCGAATTCTACTAGAACGAGCTGCTTTAGTGCTACTCTTGGATCGCCTTTGATAGTGTTAGTAACTTCCTCTATCAATAAGTTTTTTACTTCTTCAGTAAGCGGCTCCATTACTAGATCCATAACACTGCTACCGTATGCAGGATTGCCTACTTTTTCACCTTTGCGTATTGCAAAACTGTTAAGAAGATCCCTTTTTATAAGATCGTTATCTACTAGACGGGGACTAGTAAACTCACCTTCCAATGTGCTAAAACCACGATATAAACTCATTACTAACCTCCTAGTATTTAATCTTTCCTGCTCTTACTTGTCTATAAAATTCTATAACGGCCTCTTTGCCACGCAAATCTGATTGTACTTTAAACTTATTTAATGCTTGAGACCTTGCTGCACGTCGTGTTACCAAGTATTCGAGTGCATTGGCTTGTCTTTCTGCAGGACCTAAACTACTGTCTATTCTATGACGAGATCTTGTTACGGCAACTGATTGCAAACTTGCCTTTTCGTTTTCTGCAAGGTAGTAACTTAACATAAAATCTGGAGACTTGTTTAAAAGATCTAGTGTGCCAGCTTGAGCTACAGTGCTGTAACCTTTCTGAAACCAGGGAATAAGTTGACTAGTCATGTCAGTATCATTGGTAGTTTGATATACGCCCATACTGGGTCTAGGAGATATATTTTGTCCTTGCCTGAATTGCAAAACTGCTCGGCTGCCAAATCCTTTTGCTGCTACTAGTAGACCTGCAATATCTGCTTCTGGATCATCTGGTTGTATGCCACCATTAAGACTAAGTTCTTCGTATAAATCTCTTAACTCTACGGTGTTTAAATTTTCCTGAACTTCAGGATTGCTGTAAAAGTCTTCTCTGCTTAAAATGTTAAGTTTACCAGTCCATACTCTTGGATTTGCTAGTTCCCCATTAAACACTGCATAGGATTTTACAAAGCCATTCTTCTTTAGCACATTAACATTTGCGCCATATTTTCCAATAGCTCTACTAAGAGGATGTTGATATCTAGATTGCCCTTGGCTTTCTATAAGATCTACTATAGCAGACTTTATAACTGCTATTGTTTCTTCATGTAACTTTTCGATGGATACTGTCATAATTTTATCCTATTAGATGAATATACTTGAACCAGTAAAGTTATTTACTCTACTTTTCACAGCATCTAAACCCTGATTACTAACACTGACGGGCTGCTTGGGTTTTGCTACACTTAAATTACCACTGTCAGGAACATCAGTTACTGATACAGTTTTTAGTATACTAACCTGTGTTACGCTGCCATGTTGATTGTAAGGCTCATGAGTCGGTACACGATCCACTGTAGTTTTAATTGCTTTTTTATCTTCTACATAAAAGCCTAGATTGTCTGTCTTAACATCATCTAGCTCTTTAATTTTGACACTGTTTTGTTTTTTAGCAGGGGATGCGCTGCCGTTTAAACTTATAAGACTTGCTTGTAGGTTCATAGGGCCACTGGATTGTATGTTTGTACTTGAACTACCAGACATGTTTAAAACACTGTCGCTTTTTATGTTTACGCTCTTGCCACCGTAAATCATGCTATCGCCGTCGCTATACATGTGTGCAAGTTTTTTGCCCTCTAGAGTTAAACTGCCACCGCTAACCATTTGTATTTGCTCTCCAGCATGGAATTTAATACTTTCATCTGCATGAAAGTTCATACTGTTGCTACGCAAATTTATATTTGTTTCACTATAAATGTCCAGTTGTCCATTGCTGTCTATCTGCACCCAAACATTGCCCTGACTGTTACTAATATAAATTACGCCTTCAGTGTCGTGTAATAGTACCTGATGTCCAGCAGCACTACGCAAACGCACTAGATTGTTATTACCTTCAAGATCGCCGTCGTCCATAACAAAAGCATGGCCATGCTTACGTGCTATTTTTCCTTCTACTGCTCGAGCATCTGCTGTAGATAAGTCGTCACCGCTGGCTAGTTTACGTATTATATCCGGTCTGTCTTTGATGTCAACACCATCTTTGTCTGTTTTTCTACCTTTAGTGCTGATACCAAAAACTTCAGTAGGTGTTTCACGCATTGCATTGCTTGTTGTTAAGCCACGCACTTCGTCTTGATCCAAGCCTTGTACTTTTAATTGTATAGCTCTGTCTATATCAACACCACGTTGTATTTTGTTAAAATTTGTTAGCTTGTTTACATCATTATCTTTGTCGTTAAATTCTAATCCAGGCGCTTTATTGTGTCTAACTAAAACTTCTGTGCCAGCTTTTTCAAAGTTGCTGGTCATTGCACTCTCAGGAAGTGTTTGCATCATGTATACATCTGGTGCACATGCAAACCAGAAGCCGTCCTGATTTCTACCTTCTGGGAAGAAACAAAGTACACTAGTGCCAACATCTGGACAAGGATAAATTATACCGCCTGCGTTTTTTACACTAGTAGGATTGTTACCACTACCTTGCAATTCTGTACGGCTGTAAAAAGGAGTTGCATATCTAACCTGACGCCATTTAGTAGGATCGTCCTCTAGTTTTTTACTGTCCTGAGTGCCAGTATTACCAAAAGTTGGGACAAATACTTGTAGCACACCCATAGCACTCGGATGAGCATTAGTCTTAACTATGCCCAGTACTATACCTCGTTCTTCTCTAATTCCTTTAGAACGTTCTGTTTGATAATCAGCATCACCGCCGCTGCGTCCACTGGAATATTGTCTTGCTTGAGTTGGGCCAGCCATTTACTATCCTTTACAATTATTTAAATAGATTTGTTATATTCAATCTATTAAAGACGGTAGCAGGTGCTTCTTCCTGAATCGTATCTGTTATATTTTGTACAAACTGATCTGGGTCAGTAGATGATGCAAGTGTTTCAAACCTACTAGCCAATGACCCATTAGTGTTGTTTAACACATTTGTAACACCAGTGCGTTTAAACAGAGCAAGAGGGTCTTTACCAGCACTAACTTGTTGAAACACATTACTAAATGTATCTATGCCAAATTTTCTTTCCATTCCTGCAATGCTCTGAGCATTTCTGCCTACCTT